GAATTATGCTGAAGAAAGATTATTCAATGGTGGAAATACAGCAGGAGTTATTTTCAATTTAAAAAATAATTATGGTTGGGTAGATAAACAAGAAGTAGAAGCTAATGTAACAGCAAATATAGAAGTTGATATAGATGAACAATGATATACATATCACAATAAAGAAAAGAGTATTTAATAGTGCTTTTTATCCACTACTAAAAGATGAACATAGATATTTAATACTACATGGTGGTGCTGGTTCTGGTAAATCAGTATTTGCAGTACAAAGATATGTATATAAAATGCTAACACAAAAGCAATTCAATCTATTAGTAGTAAGAAACACAGGAAAGACTAATAGAGATTCAACATATGCATTATTCAGACAAATATTAATTAAATGGAAGTTATACAACTACTTCAAAATAAATGAAAGTGATTTGAGAATTAAATGTAATATCAATGGCAATGAAATAATATTTGCTGGATTAGATGATGTAGAAAAACTAAAGTCAGTTACATTTAGCAAAGGCGAATTAACTGATATATGGATAGAAGAAGCTACAGAGATACAAGAAAGTGATTTTAACCAATTAGATGTCAGATTAAGAGGCAAAGGAACTAAAAAACAAATAGTATTAACCTTCAACCCTATAGACATTAACCATTGGATTAAAAAGAGATTCATAGATAGAAAAGATGATAATGTACTAGTAATGCATAGTACATATAAAGACAATGATTTTCTAGATGAAGATTATAAGAGACTACTAGAAAGTTATAAAGATACTGATCCATATTATTATGATGTATATTGTTTAGGTAATTGGGGTGTATTAGGAAAGTGTGTATTTGATGCTAATAAGCTACAACAAAGAAGAGCTGAACTAAACAAACCATTAAAGACAGGCTACTTCATATATGATTATGATGGTTCAGCAATAACAAATATTAAATGGGTAAATGACAAAGAAGGATACATAAACATATATCAAGTTCCTGATACACCAGCAATAACAAAATATTGTATAGGTGGAGATACAGCAGGAGATGGAAGTGATTTTTATACAGCACATGTATTAGATGCTAAAACAGGTGAACAAGTAGCTTGTTTTAAAAATCAATTTGATGCTGATATATATGCTAGACAAATATATTGTTTAGGTAAGTATTATAAGAATGCTTTGATAGGAATTGAAAGCAACTTTGATAGTTATCCAATAAGAGAACTACAAAGATTAGGATACACTAACCAATATATAAGAGAACAACAAGATACATATACAGGTAAGTTAGAAAAGAAATATGGTTTTAGAACTACAATGATAACTAGACCTGTAATAATATCTAGATTAATTGAAATAGTAAGAGAACACACAGAACTATTAAATGATTTAGACACAATAGAAGAATTATTAACTATCATTAGAAATGAAAAAGGTAGAATAGAAGCACCAGTAGGTGGGCATGATGACCAAATGATGGGATTAGCAATAGCACATGAAATAAGAAGCCAAGTATCATTTGCTGATGAAGTAATATATAGTTATCCTGAATTTAAAGAGTTTGAAATAGAACAAATGAGTAAGGACTATGGAGAAGAAATAGTAGTAGTATAAGGAGGGAATTATGAAAAAAAGAGTTTTAAGAGAAAGAAGAATGGTGAAACCTGAAGTAGTTGAACCTAAAGAAGAAATTAAAACTGAACCTAAAGTAGAAAAGAAAATGGTGAAGAAATAATGACTGAAATAATAATAGTAAGTGTACTAAACATAGTATGCTTTTTAATTGGTGCAATAGTAGGTCAAAGAGTATTTGAAAGAAAACCTGTTATTATAAACCCAGTTAAAGAGATAAAAGAATACAAAGAAGAACAAGAAATATCTAAAGAAGAACAAAGATTTAAGGATATAGCAGATAACATTGATGCATATAATGGAACTGCTATTGGGCAAAAGAAGATAGGAGGTTAAGGTGGAACTACTAAACACAGATGATATAAAGAAAACTGATACATGGGAATTGTTTGAAAAAGGTAGAGACTATTTAAGAAGAATGGATGTCTATACTGATACTGATTTGAACTATAGAATGTATAATGGCAACCAATGGGAAGGTGCTAATATTGAAGGAATAGAAAAAGCACAATATAACTTCATAGAAACAATAGTTAATTATAAAGTATCAACTATCAATCAAAACCTATATGCAATACATTTTAGTTCTGAAAACTTTGAACAAAAAGAGTTTAGAAAAAATGCTAAAAGAGTATGCGAATTATTAGATAAGAAAGCATCAAGTGTATGGGAAAAAGACCAAATGGATCAAAAAGTAAGAACTGTATCAGATGATGCTGCTGTAAATGATGAAGGTGTTTTATATACATATTATGATGAAGAAACACAATCACCAGTAAATGAAGTATTAAATAAAAATGACATTCAATACTGCAATGAACAATCAAGCGATATACAATCACAACCATATATCATAATTAGTCAAAGAAAACCAGTAACTGAAATAAAGAAGATTGCTGAAAGAGAAGGTGCTACTGCTGAAGAATTAAGATATATAGTAAGTGATTCAGATATGTATGACCAAGCAGGAATAGATGCAAAGTATGAAAAAGAAGATATGGTAACATATGTTACTAAACTATGGAAAGAAGATGGAACAGTATGGTATCAAAGTGCTACTAAATATGTAGATATAGAGAAACCAAAGAATACTAACTTAACATTATATCCAATAGCACACTTTGTATGGAAAGAGAAAAAAGGCTGGTCAAGAGGTGAAGGTGAAGTAAGAGGACTTATACCTAACCAATTAGAATTAAATAAAACATTAGCAAGAAGTCTGTTAGCTATCAAGCAATGTGCATATGCTCAAAAGGTAGTTAATATGGACAAAGTAGTTAATCCAAATGCTGTTAATCAAGTAGGTGGAATAATTAAAACTAAAGGTGGTGCTAATGTAGATGATGTAAGAAATATATTTAGTTATATTCAACCTGCTAGTATGAGTACAGATGTTTCTAGAGTAATGAATGATTTAATTCAAATAACTAGAGAGTTAAAGAATGCTAGTGAAATAGCAACAGGTGCAATTAATCCAGAACAAGCAAGTGGTAAAGCAATACTTGCAATACAACAAGCAAGTCAACAACCACTAACTAAACAAGCAATAGGATTAAAGAGATTCATAGAAGATGTAGCAAGAATATGGCTAGATATGTGGACTATATATACACCAAATGGTATGCAACTAGAAGAAGATACAACTGATCCTGAAACTGGTGAAGAATATACACAAATAGTAGATGTACCAGCAAGTATGTTAGAGAACTTAAAAGGAACAGTAAGAATAGATATAACTCCTACTAGTCCATATGATAAATATGCTAGAGAGTTATCAATAGAAAATATGTTTAAAGCAGGTATGTTTAATATTCAAAAACTACCTGAATTAAAGATATATGCAAATTTATTGCAAGATGATAGCACAATGCCTAAACAAGAAATACTAGAAGCAATAGACATGATGGAAGAAGAACAAGCAAAAATTGCTATGATAGACAATCAAGCTAGAATGATGAGGCAAAGAGCTAATCAATTTTTAAGTGGGGATGTGGAAGAACAGGCTGCACAAATTAGTGATATACAACAGCAACAAGCTGCTGCAGTACAGCAATAATTAATAGTCCAAGCATTGTATGACTATAAAAGAATATGGAATATATAGTGAAGCAAACACTTTAAAATAGGAAGGAATAGTTATGGAAGATAACAAAGAACTTGTAACTGATGTTACTGAAAATGTTGAAGAACTAGCAACAGAAGAATTAGTTGAAGGTAGTGCTGAACCTACTACTGAAGAAGTTAGTGAACCAGTAAAAACATATACTGATGCTGAAGTAGATGAAATAGTTAAAAAGAAACTATTTAGACAAGAACAAAAACTAAATAGAGAATTTAATAAACAACTAGAATCATACAAAAGAGCTGAAGAAGTATTAAATGCAGGTTTAGGTACTTCTAATATTGAAGAAGCAACTGATAACTTGACTAATTTCTATAAAGAGAAAGGTATAAATGTTCCTGAATACCATGAAAACTATAATGAGTTTGATATGGAAGCAGGTGCAGAGAAAGAAGCTCAATCTATTATTGATTTAGGATATGAAGATATAGTAGATGAAACTAATAGATTAGCTTCAATAGGATTAGACAATATGTCTAAAAGAGATAAAATTATATTTCAAAAATTATCTGATGAAAGAGAAAAACTAGAAAGTGAAAGAGAAATAGCATCTTTAGGTGTATCAAAAGAAGAACTAGAGAGTGATGATTTCAAAGCATTTTCAAATAAGTATCCTTCATTAAGTTTAAAAGATAAATATGATTTATATTCTCAATTAAAGCCCAAGAAAAATACAAATATAATGGGAAGTATGAAGGGTGGGGCTACTTCACAAGTTAAGGAATATTATTCACCTGAAGAGATTTCAAGACTAACTGAAGAAGATTTAGATAACCCACAAGTATGGGAAGCAGTCAGAAGAAGTCAAACAATGAATTATAAGCCTTATTAAAAACTTCTCAAATAAAAGAAGGAAGGTAAAATAAAATGGCTATTACAAATTTTCAACAAACAATTTGGTCAAAGTCTATCCAAGAAGCCTTAAAGACTATTACATCATTAAGAAATCACTGTGATTTCCAATATGAAAAAGATTCAAAAAATGCAAAGGAAGTTAAAATCTTAAATGTAGTAAGACCTACAATTAGAACTTATGTTCCAGGTACTGCTCTAACATTAGAAGCAGCAACTGATGCTAGTCAATTACTACAATTAAATCAATACAAATACTTTGATTTTGAAGTAGAAGATATTGATAAAGCACAAAGTGTTCCAGGATTAATGGAAGCATTAGCTAAAGAAGCTAGTAGAGGTCTTGCTGAAGAAGGAGACAAATATGTTGCTTCATTAGTAAAAGCTGGAGTAGAAGCACAAACTAATCCATTAGGACAAAGTGCTAGTGTTATTACACTAACTAAAGCAAATGCTGTAACTTCAATGGAAGCAGGATTTGCATATCTATATGGTAAAAACTGCAAAGTAAGTGATGAATTCTATTTAGAATTAGCACCTACAGTATTTACAATGTATAGAGAAGCATTAACTGAATTATCAACTAATAACCCAGAAATGTTAAAAAGAGGTGCTGTTGGTAAAATCAATAATGCATATGTATGTGTAGAAAACTTATTACCTACAGGAATAAGTGGTGCTGGTTC